ACGGACAAGTTCGGTTTGGCGTCGAGACAGACAAGTTCGGTCGCCCGGTTGCGTATCACATTCTGCAACGTCACCCCGGCGACGTTCACGTCATGGGCTACTCGGCGAACAAGCGAGAGCGCATCCCGGCGAGTGAGGTGCTGCACCTGTTCGTCAAAGATCGACCGGGCCAAACTCAGGGCGTGCCTTGGCTAACGAGCGCGATCACCGGACTGCGAATGCTCGAGGGTTATCGCGAAGCCGAGCTTGTGGCGGCTCGAGTCTCAGCGAGCAAGATGGGCTTTTACGTTGAGAACTCACCCGACGGATACGTCTCGAGCGATGACGCCGATGGTAATCTTGTTTACGAGGCGGAGCCGGGCGCGTTTGAGCGTCTCCCGATGGGCTTGGATATTAAGACGGTAGACTTTCAACACCCCAACGGCGCATTCGCAGACTTCAACAAGGCAGTCTTGCGCGGCGTCGCCTCCGGTCTTGGCGTCTCTTACAACACGCTCGCCAATGATCTCGAGGGGGTCAACTACTCGTCGATCCGCGCCGGTCTCTTGGACGAGCGCGAAGAATACAAGACACACCAGACGTTTATTATCGACCACCTCTGTCGCCCGGTATTTTTCACTTGGCTCGAGCAAGCGTTGTTGACCGACACGCTCAAGTTGCCCGCCGAGAAAATGGACAAGTTCAACGCGGCAGAGTTCCGCGGACGCCGCTGGCAATGGGTCGACCCACTCAAAGACGTTCAGGCCAACATCACCAGCATCGAGGCCGGTCTCAAGTCCCGGCGTCAAGTGGTCTCCGAAATGGGCGGCGACTTCGAGGATGTCATCGACGAACTCTCGGAGGATCAAAGTCTGATCGCAGCCGCGGGCATTGTCTTGGGAGATGCGCCGATCATTGATGCGACCGACGAGCCGGACGATGACGACGAGAAAGACCAACCGAACGGCAAGCCAGCCAAGGGGAACAAGCCATTAAAAGCGACCAAGCCAGCCGCCGACGAAGCACCGGGCAACTTGGCAGTCGCCGCCGATGCCGGGCTTAACGGAGCGCAGATTCAAGCCGCGTTGTCAGTCATCGAGCAGATCGTGAGCGGCTTGATGCCCGCCGCCGCCGGGGTTGAGTTGCTAGTCTCGCTTGGTCTCGATGAGGCGACCGTCGCCAAGATGATGGCAGCGATCAAGACTTTCAAACCAAAGCAAACCGCTACCAATGACACAAAATAAAATGGCGACGAAAACGCTACCGACTAACAAAGTCCAACATCGAACCGTCGAACTCGACCGGAGTGCGATCAACGAAGACGATCGAACCGTCGAGCTTGCGTTCTCAAGCGAGGAACCCGTCGAGCGTTCATTCGGGCGCGAGGTACTCGATCACGACCCCAAGAGCGTTAACCTCGAGCGGCTCAATGGCGGCGCGCCGCTTCTGCTTGAGCATGACCGAAATCAGCAAATCGGCGTGATCGAGAACGCTCGAATCGATCCCGACCGCGTCGGTCGCGCAACAGTTCGATTCAGTAGGTCGCCGCTCGGGCAAGAGATTTTTCAAGATATTTCGGACGGGATTCGACGGATGACATCTGTCGGGTATCGGGTTGACGAGTTTGTCCAAGACTCCGTTGACGACGGTGAATCGGAAGTTTACCGAGCGAAGAATTGGTCACCATTAGAGGTCAGCATCGTTAGCATCCCGTCCGACATACAGGTGGGAATCGCTCGCAATGAAGACGAACCCGAAACGGAGACGGAGCCGCTTGCGGAACCGGAGCCAGAACCCGCCTCGAAAGATGAGGCAGAAACACCACAAAATATTATGGAAGAAAAAACAGAAAAGACCATTGAGGTCAAAGCCGATAAGCGCGCCGAGAACATCGCCGCCATCGGTCGCCAGTTCAACGCCTCCGACGAGGCTTTGACATTCATCTCCGAGGGCAAATCCGCCGACCAGTTCAAAGACTTTCTGCTAGAGCAGAGAGCCAGCGAACCCGTCGCAGTTCCCGACGAGCGCGAGGAAATCGGTTTGTCCGACAAAGAGGTTGAGTCGTATTCACTCAAGCGAGCCATTGAGGCAGTCGCCTCCGGTCGTCCGCAAGACGCCGGGCTTGAGATGGAAGCGTCGCACGCAGTCGCCAAGCGCACCGGGAAGAGTCCGCGCGGATTCTTTTTGCCGAACGACGTCACGAATCGTTTCGTCGGTCAACGTGATCTCACCGCAGGGGCCGCCGCCGCCGGGGCGAAACTCGTCGACGAGATTGTGCAAGTCCCGGTCATCGAGGCGTTACGCGCCCGGATGGTCATGGGTCAACTCGGGGCGACCGTTTTGAGCGGTCTCTCAAGCAACGTCAGCGTGCCGAAAGTCACGACGGGCGCGGCGGGTTCATGGGTTGCGGAGAACGCTGCCCCGAGCGAGACCACTCAAGTCATCGGTCAAGTCACGTTGTCTCCCAAGACTTGCGCGGCTTACACCGACATCAGTCGACGTCTGCTCGTTCAGTCATCGGCGGACGTTGAGAGCTTGATTCGCAACGACATCACCAACTCGCTCGCGGTTGCCATCGACACGGCAGCGGTGAACGGTGGCGGAAGCAATGAGCCGACCGGCATCTTGCAGCATTCGGATACGACGACCACGGCGATCAACACGAATGGTGGCCCGCCGACGTATGCACTTCTCTGCACCGTCGAGGCAGCACCGGAGAACTCCAACGCGGCAATGGGAACGATGCAGTTCCTCACGAACGCGAAGGTGCGGAAGAAACTGCGCCAAGTTGAGATCGCAGCGAACTCCGGTTTGATGCTTTTCGATTGGCGTTTCAACACGATTCTCGGATACCCGACGACCGTGTCGAACATCGTGCCGTCGACGTTGACCAAGGGAAGCTCGAGCATTTGTTCTGGAATTATCTTTGGTGATTTTAGTCAAGTGTTGATCGGCTACTTTGGGCCAGGCATCGACGTGCTGGTTGATCCGTACACCGGTGGAAATGCTGGAACCGTCAGAGTTTCCGCATTAGTCGACGTCGATGTCAACCTGCGCCACGGCGCAGCGTTGTCCGTTATCAAAGACGCGACGACCGCTTAATCCGCTTGGGTTATCGGGGGCGCGTGCCGGGTTTATTGGTTACCGGCGCGCGTCCCATTCTTAAAAAATGGCAGCGTTGTTGAAACTTTACGTCGACACCGAGCGGAACAAGCTCGTCAAGAGTGCGACGTCGACGCAAGAGGTCACGCTGCCGACTTTTTTCCAAGGCGACGTCGTCCCGATCTCGGTCACGTTGCTCGAGCCAAAGAGCGGGGGCGGCATCTCCGACCCGTACTCGATAGTCGGCGACTCGTACACGGTCAAGGTTGGCTTGACCACTCCGCACGCGACGAGTGGATCGGAGACGGTTCACACAAATTCCAACCTCACCCAAGACGCAACAACCAATCAACACGAGGGAACGCTTTTATTAAACGCAACCGCGGTCACGACTCTGCTCGACACGGGAACAAGCGCGGATTGTCAACTCGAGATCGAGGCGCGCACCGGATCGGGAACCTACTCGACCGAGTTGATGCGCCAAGTAACCGTCAAGGCGGACGGTCTCAAGACAAGCACCCCGGTCGATTTAGCGACAGAGACTTACCCGACAACCGCGGAGGCGACCGCTACTTTCGCCGCAAAGATTGGAGAGGCGGGCGATTCAATCACGCTCGTTTCACCGGACGGCACGAAGGGAATCATTTTGTATTGCACCGACGCCGGGGAGTTCAAGAGCGACAACGTGACTTTTTAGATGAGACAGATATTTTGCATATTGTTCTTGGTTTTGTCGGTCGTCATTGGCGAGGCGGCGACGCGGAAGGTCTTGCAGATCGACGTGTCGACCAATCCAAGCAACAACGACACGCTCGTTATCAACGGCGCGACGCGCACTTGGAAGACCAGCGTAACAACCCCGGCGACACAGATCGCGATCGCCGCAACCGCGGCACTCTCCAAGACAAAACTCTTTTTGCAGATCGCCGCGAACCCGTACTCCGGCCCGCTCATCTTGCAAAGCGTAGACGCCGACTCGATCAAACTCACAGCGCAAGTCGACGGTGCGTTGACCTATTCGCAGACCGGCACAACGTGGGCGACGTTCACGCTTTCAACTCTCACGGTCGTCAGCGCGTACAACGTGAGGATGCCGATCACCGTCGAACCGGCGGCGACTCAACTCGTGATTGCAAACGATCTTGTCAGCGCGATCCGCGTGGCGACCTATATGTTCGGCTCGGCAGACGCGCACATGGGGAACTTCGCGAGCCTCACCGGGACGCAGACCGTGACGGGTAAGACGCTTCAAACCGGCAACATCGATTCGCTCACGATCCGCAACGGCTCAACCGACAACGACACGTCGATCGAGACGACCGCCTATCAAGGCATCCACTTTTGGGACTACAACAACAACGACCGGACACACACGATCCGGCCAAACAACAACGGATTTCCGTCGCTCTTTTACACTTACGCAAGCGTGACCGCGAACACGACCGTCGCATCGAGTGACGGCACGCTAACGAGCAACCTCGACGCATTGCTAAACGTCGCGAGTGCCGACAACCGTTATTTCAGATTGACCGCATCGAACACCGCAACGGGATCGCAGACGATCAGCGGCGACGTCGATCTCACGGGCGAGGTGACGATCACCAATTCTCAAGGCGGCACTTTCACCGACGCAACGATCGCGAGCGCAACATCGATCGGCGGGACGATCGGCTCGCTCTCGGGCGGCACGATCGCAAGCTCGACACTCACCGCGCCGACGATGACCGGCAACGTGACCGTCGGCTCGACCGGGCAGCTCCGTCTTGGGCGGCTTGATGACACAGCGGTCACGTCCGGGAACGCGACACTCAACCCGGTCAACGCGACATTCATTCGCCTCACCGGACTCACGGCGGACGTCGATCTCGTCGGCATCTCGGGCGGGGCGGACGGGCGGATGCTTTACATTTACAACAACGACACCGCTTGGGACTTGAAGATCATGCACGACTCGAGCCTCGAGACGACCGCGGCCAACCGGATTTACACAAACACCAAGGCCGACAAGAGCGGATCGGGCGGGATGAACATGGGCATCTTTATCTACGATTCAAGCGCGAGCCGCTGGATCATGCTCTCGTGGGAAACTTAAACTTTGGAGAAATAGAAAAATGGCAGCACCTACTATCACAGACGCATACATCGTAAACGCGGGCGCAAGCTCAAGCACGGCACTCGGAGCCAGCACGGCACAAGCCGACACGCTCATCATTGTCGGACACAAGGCGGCGAAGACCGCAAACGCCGGGACGGTCTACTTGAGGAAGGCAGGCGGCACGGTTCAGATTCCGATCGAACCGGGCGACGTTCTCTCGGTCGACGGGCCGGGCGGCGAAGAATTTACTCTCGACCAATGGGAGATTCACAACGTAACCGCGGGCGACGGTTGTGGATACATTGCAATCACGCACGCGCCTTTTGGT